GTTTTCAAGGGGTTAGCGCCTGCTATCTGTTCACGATTTGTTCCGCTGGCGCGTCAAGCTTGTAACCCATTGTTTTTATTGATAAAATTCGGCGGCCGGGGCTGGGCTAACCCTTTGAATAGGTTAACAAAAACCCCGTTTAGTTAGTGTTAAAGATCTCGTCAAAAGATTTGCCAAACCCCTCGGCAATCTCGGCTTCCATTGCCGCAATTTCCTCGGTTGACATTTCTTTTGTCATTGCTTCCATTTCTTTTTCGATTTGGTCAAGATCAAAATCGTCCATGGTATTTTCCTTTCCTTTTATGATAATTCATCGATAACATCAGAGATGAAATCTGGATCATTCATAATGAATGAGATTTGAGTTTTATTTTGGAAATCTTTTGAAACAATTTTAAAGATTTCAGGTATCAAAACTGTTTCAGAAGTTTTGAATGTAAATCCTTTTTGAAGAAGAGTTTTAGCAATTTTTGTTGTATATCTCATTTTAATTTCCTTTCATGAAATAGTTTATCTTATATATTATATATAGCGCATTTCATCATAAATTGCAAGGATAAAATGCAGTTATTTTATATTTTTTTCGCATTTAGCCATTTGTGTGACATTTATGCAACATATCAATCCGTTCACGGGGGCTAGGGTAGGGCGGTTAGTCGGACTAGTGACCTTACCCACGCGACGGCCACCTGCACACGGCCTCGACCAGGGAAATTCTGAAAATCACTGTTATTTCTTGACATCCCTTAAAGGGAAGAGTATCATAGACTTAAGTTTTGATATGCGTCTAAATCCATTTCAAAAATTTTTTATAAGGAGAATTTCATGAAATGGGTTCTATTAGTTGCTATTCTGTATCCTGACGGTAGCATAGATAAAATAATGAATGGCGGTCAAGGCTGGGAAGATCGCAATTTGTGTAGAATTTTAGTAGAGCAAGAGTATAAGTCTATTGTACAATCCGTATACAATAACTTTCCAATGCCTCAAGATACTCAAATTTTAGGAGTTGGTTGTTACCAACCATTAACTTCTCAAGAAGATATGGTAATAGTTTTTGAATAATGACAGAAAAATTTAAATATGGTCCTTTAGTTTACAACTGTTATGGTGAAGAAGACGATTCAGGCAACTATTGGTGGAGCGGAAGGCCTGTTGTAGGTTATGAACAACCTGAAGGTATATGGAAAATTCCTGTAGATGAGATGGGTAATCAGTGTTTACCAGGAGAATGTATTCTTCATCCAAACTGTCGTGTAGAAAAATGGACTGAACACGAAACGTTAGGCAAAGTTCCAGATCTTGATTGGTGTCGTTCTTGGTTTGAAGATAACTTTTTGATCATTGAAGATTGGGATGTCTGTCGTTATATACTTCGTTGGTACTGGTGGAATAATCAAAACAAAGATTATTGGAAATCTTGGAGCAAAGGAAAATCTGTAGAACAGATGATAAGTGAAATATGGCCAGACGTACACAAATCATAGATGCTTTAGTAGATCATCTTGCAGCAAATACAGATATTCATGCTAACAACGTATTTAAGCGTTATCTATATCTAGATGATATTAACGATTGGCCTACCATTACTATGATGCCGCAAACTGAAGCACGCATACATCGCGGTGCCGATGCTCGGCAAGGCATATTCACTGTATTTATTAGAGGGTATGTTTATTCAGAAGAAGATTCGCTTGGAACAGCTGAAACATTTGCACAACAAATTGATTCAGCTATAGACACTTTTGCAGATACGTATGTTCAGTATCAAGTAGAAGAGGCACGTGTAATAGAATTAAGAACTGACGAGGGGCTATTCCATCCCTATGGAATGGCAGACATAACTCTTCAAGTAGTATATGAGGTATCAAATGACATCAAATAATAATCAAGTAACCACGTCGGTTGATGCGCTAAACCGCAGCTTAGAGGCTCCGCCTCTTGACCCGGTTATGCTGGCGCTCGCTAACGATTATCTCTCAGGCAAGGCAATAGATGAACTTGCCGATGAGTATGGAATCACTGAAGATCGAGTGACTGCAGTGATTGAGAAAAAAGAGGTGAAGAACTACATTGATTCAGTGTTTGCCACACAAGGATATCTTAATCGTATCAAGCGCATCAATCTCATCAATGCAGTGATTGACCAGAAGATCCAAGAAGCGGTGGAAACAGGCATCTACTCGAAGAAGGATCTCCTCGACTGGATGAAACATCTTCAAGAAGTGGAAACCAGCCTAAAGCCAAAGCAGTCAGGACCTCAAGTGGCAGTGCAAATTAACAACTATGACAAGCTTATGAAGGACCTAATGGAGTGACGCTTAACGATTGGGTTGAGTTGGTAAACATTATAAGCAAGCTTATCATCACCCTATTCATTCTTGGATTCATCTTATATGGATGTGTTCAAGCTATTACATAAGGAGATCAAATGAACGATTGGTTTTGGGTAGCACTAGGGGTTTCAATCCCTGCAGTCATCTTCTACGGATGTTGGATTGTCTATGGTGGATGACTATAAAACTAGTTGGATTCACTGGTATGTCAAACATATCAAAGAAATGGAAAACAACAGACATTCATGGGCGGAGAGAGAAAAAATTCACAGCGAGCTTCGCTCGAAATGGTGGGCATATGTGGCGCGCACCCGCTGGAACCGCTGGTGGTAAAGGAGACATAAATGAGTAAACAACCAAGAGATGACGGAAATGAGGCAATTCCCGTATTAGCGCTACGAACGAATCGTGGGCTACAAGTTCCCTATACTGGCACTTCTAACACCTCACCCGAAATCTCACAGTCTGTACGTGTAGTCTCACTCTATGCTACGTCTGACTGTTTTATTGAAACTGGTGGAGCATCAATTGAAGCGAACACCACTAACTCCCACTTTCTTCCTTCTGGATTTATCTATGACATTTCTTTAGGAGCAGAGACTGATCCTTCGCAGAATGACAAATATATAGCTGTAATTCAATCTACTACCGCTGGAATTCTATATATTTCTGAGAGAAACTAATGCCACTAGGAGCGCATCGCCTCCTACTGTCAATTTCTGCGATGCGTCGCACTCTTGGTGGAGTTGCGGCTGACCATCTATTAACTCAAGCTGGTGATTTTTTAATTACTCAAGACGGTAGGCTTATTTTAGCTAACCAGTCTACTTTCTCTACTGGTGCCGATGAACCAGGAGTTGCAGATCAAGAGCTGTCTATATTGTTAACACAGGCTGGCGAGTTTATTTCTACTCAAGCTGGTCAGTTGCTTGGAGCCGAACAGTTGTTCACTCCAGCTGAAATTGAAGGTGCAGCTAAGTTTATTATCACTCAAGATTTAAATCAGCTTATAACACAAGACGGTGAGTTTATTATTGAAAATGTGTTTGTAGCACCTGATCTGCTTACCACACAATCAGGAGACTTTTTAATTACACAAGGTCTTGATAATATAGCCTTATAATAAATTCAGGTTGGACACCATCATGAAACTGTGTAAAAATGCATTAATCAGTGTTTAAATTTTTGAGGAGACATAATGGCAAACGTAAAAATTACCGAACTTACGGAACTCGCGGCAGTTGATGTTGCCGATAATGACGTAGTTCCTATTGTTGATGTAGACGGTGATACCACTAAAAAAGTAACAGCAGCTTCGCTTCGTACCTCACTCGCAGCAGCTAACGACTTTGTAACATTCACAGTTTTAAACTCAAACCTTGATATCGTCCAAGATAACGTGGCGACCAATGCGACAGATATCACCTCACTCGAAACTCGTCGTGCAGACAATACTACCATTTTTATCAATGCGTTTACAGGTGTAAATACTAACATTGATACAGTCTCTGCTAATGCAGATGCTTATTTAGTACAACTCAATGCCAATATTGATGTAGTTCAGGATAATGTTGCTGCTTTAGAAACTCGTCGCTCTGATAACGTTTTCTTTACTCTCAATCTAACTGGCGCTGACCACGCCAATGTCATTATAAATGATGCTAACGTTGAACCTACCTCAAATAATACTTATTCATTAGGCGCACCCGATAAAGTTTGGAAAGAACTCTATCTTGGTCCAAACTCTCTTAAAATAGGAAATATCACAATATCTGATCTAGGCGGTGAAGGTATTACAATTACAGGTGCTTCAGGCGAACAAGCTAATGTTGTTACTCCACAGCTTGGTGGCGCTGCTAACGTATCAGCTAATATTACTACATTAGAAACTAATGTTGCTAGCACAGATACTCGTTTAGGCGCGAACGTAACTCTCCTCACTGATGAAGATACAGCTTTACAGTCTCGACTTGCTACCAACGTTACAGCGTTTACAAACGAAGATACAGCTCTTCAGGCTAGAATCGCAGCAAACACTCTAGTAGCTGCTTCTAATGACTTTATTACTTACACTCAATTAAACGCAAATATCAATGTCGTTCAAGATAATGTTGCGGCTATAATTGATGGTACTACTAATTTCACAGGTGAAGTTACTATGAGTGATGACTTGATTGTCACTGGTAATTTAACTGTAAATGGTGATACAGTTACT